ACCTTATGCAACAAAAAGAGAGTTGAGGAAATTACTATGAAAACATTTTCAATAATCTTAACGATTTTAGGCCTATACTTTTTTGTATATGCCTGTGCTGAGAAACCATGTACGGATGATGGTTGTCCAGAATTTAACGAACTAACAATACCAGAACCTTTAGAAGATATTAGAGGTGAAATAAAACTATATGAAAAATTAGTTGTGCCTGTTATACAAACAGAAACAAAAGATGAATTTGTATATTCTTTAAATGAATGTATAGATTATCTTTATGCAAATGAAGTGCCCTTTGAAAATAGAGTGCCTAAAGAACTTATAATCGCTCAAGCAGCAATTGAAACTGGTTGGGGTAAATCAAGATTTGCAAATGAGGGTAATAATTTATTTGGTATTAGAACATGGAATATTGATGAACCACATTTACTACCGATACCTTGGACTAAATGGCCAGGTTGGGGTGTAAAAGTTTATGAAACTAGATGTGATAGTGTTCGTGATTATTTAAGAATACTAAACGAAGTATTTGCTTTTACAGAATTTAGAGCGGCAAGAGATAGTGGCGTTGATGATGGTCTTGTATTGGCAGAATATCTTACTCAATATGCTAGTAATCAAAACTATGTTGAATTAGTTAAAGAAGTTATTAAATATAATATAAGAGGTGAGTATGATATATAATGAAAAGTTATTTTGGCGAAGAGCTAAAAATTTATACAAAGCATGGCAAGAAGCAGAGCATCCAGATTTCAAAAGAATGTGGATGGATAAACTTCAAACACTTATGCAACAGGTTGACAAAGCAACTTTTATCTGATATAATAAGAATATGAATATATTTTATCTTGATCATGATGTCAAGTCTTGTGCCGAACAGCACGTTGATAAACACGTGGTAAAAATGATTGTAGAATATGCTCAGATATTATCTACGGCACATAGAATGCTAGATGGTATTGAGTATATTGGTAAAAGTAAAACTGGTCGTAATGTAAGAAGGTATAAGATGAGCAATCCTAATTTAGACAAGGTTGTTTATCAGGCTGTGCATTATCATCACCCATCAGTGGTGTGGGCAAGAGAAACTAAAAAACAATATATGTGGTTGTATTCTTTGTTTGTAGAATTAGGTAAAGAATATACACATAGATATGGTAAGATACATAGTACAAATGCTTTATTAAATGATGTGTTATCAAACGCACCAGAAAATATTAAGTTAGAAGGTTGGCGTGAACCGCCACCTGCTATGCAACACTATCCACAATGTATAGTGCAAGGTGATAGTATTCAATCTTACAAAAATTATTACAACGAAGCAAAAGCATATTTTGCTAAGTGGTCTAAAAGAGAACAACCAGAATGGTTCGTGGGGAGTATGACATGAGAAATTTTATAGTTGATAGTTGGAATGGTGTTATGGATTATAGGTTTAATCCACTAAAACATATTCCTGATTTACAAGTGCGCCATATGATGTTACAAGTATTAGCATGGTTATGGTGTATAGCATTTAGTTTATATTTTGCATCGTGGACCGTATTCGGTCTAACAGTTGTATCGCATTTTATTTTAATACTAGCAATAGTTGTAACTGTTGCAACATTTAAAGTATCAGAAAATGTTTATAGATTTAAAACTGGTTATCATTCACCAGATAGGCAAAGAGGTCATGTTTATTATAGGGATGTACATGGCAATGCTTATAGAGTGCCTTTACCTAAAAATGATCCAGGTGGTGAACATGATTAATCATGTAATGAGCATATTCGTTGCGATAATTTTATGTTTTGTTGTAATTTATTTTGCCCATGAACATGATATACCTAGAAAGTTTTTCTTACATGGGTATGAATGTAGTGGTCAAATAGGTGGTGGTTGTGAAAAAAATTAAAAAAATATTAAACAAGAACGAGTTTTGGATGGGCATATTTACACTTACTACCATATGGTGGTTATTTAATGTAACATGGTGGGGTTCTATTTTTATGATTGTGCCACTATTCATAGCAGTAACAAGACCATGAAAGAGTTTGATTACAATTTAGATTACAAGAACTTGATGTTTGAAAAAAACGATAAACGATATCGTATTGGTCGTGGTGAACAAGGTGTATTACTTGTAAGACCATATACAAATGATATCTGTAAACACTGGCGATTTAAAACACCAACAGAAGCATATATATCTGCTTCAAGAATATTGTTTTTATATAACACTTATAGAGATATGAAAGACTTTGTAGGTATGGACATGGCAAGAAAATTTTTAGAAATGGGTTTTACTAGAGCAAGAAGATATGCAAATCACAAAGATGGTAAAAAGTATGATGAGAATGGCAACGTTAGACCACAAGAAAAAGATTGGGCAACAAGTGATAAAGCAAAGTCAGCAAAGATATTTAAAGACGCAAGAAGCCGTGTCACCACAGACCCTAAATACATACAGATGAGAAAAGAATGGAGACAGCGAGAAAATGCCAACGTATAGATTTTATAATAGTAAAACAAAAACTGAATTTGAAGATTATATGTCAATTTCAGATATGGAAAAGTTTACAAAGAAGAAACACATATCACTTTTACCACCTACACAAATGAATATAGTATCAAGTGTTGGTTCAGTTGATGGCAAAACTGATAGTGGTTTCAAAGAAGTTTTATCTAAAGTATCAGAAGCACATCCTAATAGTCCTCTTGCAAGTAGATATGGTAAAAGATCAATAAAAGATACACAAATAGAGAGAGTGAGAAAAAAACACAGAACCCGAATGAGAAAGGGTGGAGGTAGATAAATAGTAGTATGGCAGATTTAGATTTTTTAGATGGTTTTGATTCAGGTGGCGATTGGGGTTTCACCTCAGTTTCTGAAAAACCATCAGACACAGCAAAGAAAACAGAAACAGTAGTAAAACAAACTGCTGAAGGAACTGCTAAAGCAGTTTCTGGCGAACTGGTAAGCAGACTTGAAAATAAGTTAGATAAAATATATTCAGCAGTAAACTCAGCAAAAAGTGAGATTACAAATAAAAATGAAACTGAACTAAACATCGCTAAAAAACAAATGGATGATGAATACGATTTAAGAAAAGATAATCTAAACAAAGAAAGTGCTGAAAAGTTCAAACAGTTAGAGAAACTTATCATACCGTTATTAGTAAAGTTAGCAAAGTCACCAGAAGCATACATACACTGGCCAAACAGAGCAGAAGTAATCGAAGCACAACTTAAAAAAATAGTAGCAATTACAAGAGGATAGCTTGACAATCCACATCTAAACTGTTATAATAGCAGTTATGAATAAGATGTATGAATTTTTAAAGCAAAACCATGACATGAAAAACTTTGATCATGTTAAATTAAATGGTGAACTACCAGAAATAACAACCGAAAGTATCAAAGGCAAAAGATTTTATGTTACGCCTGAAGGCAATAAGTATCCATCAATCACAACTGTTTTATCAGATAGAAACAAAGAAGGCATAGTCAAGTGGCGTGAGTCAGTTGGTAATGACGTAGCAAATCAAGTCATGAGGCAAGCAGCGAGTAGAGGAACTGCTGTTCATACATTGATAGAAAATTATTTAAATAACGAAGAACTATCAAAACAAGATGTGCTTCCTGTCGCATTGTTTGTTACTATGAAATCTGAGCTTGATAATATAAATAATATTAGAATACAAGAAGGTGGCTTGTATAGCGATAAATTAGGCGTTGCAGGTCGTGTAGATTGTATTGCCGAGTACAAAGGCAAAATATCTGTAATAGATTTCAAAACTTCTACAAAAGAGAAGAAAGAAGAATGGGTCGAGAACTATTTTATACAAGGTTCTGCCTATTGTGAAATGTATGAAGAAAGATTCCTGCAACCAATAGAACAAGTTGTAATCTTAATCGTTACCGAAGACGGTGCTGTTCAAACATTTATCAAAGATAAAAGAGATTATTTACCTTTACTAAAAACGGCGATTAAGGAATTCAATGAAAAACATAATTAAACATATACTAGCATTAACAATAATATTCATAATACTTTTAGTCATAGGCATAATTTATTCAATAACAAATACAGCAAAAGCAGATCAGCATCCTATGTTTCCACCAGGAACAATGAAGCAAACAATGTCGCCTATATTTTGTGGTCCTGCACCAGATGTTTATGGTCATGCAACAAATACATTTAAGCAAATACCTATAGCATGGGCAGATGTAAAATCAAAAGGTGATCCAAACACACCAGCAATAGCATGGGTATCTTTTTGGTATAGTGAAGAAACAGATTCAGGTTCAATGTTCTTAACAGTTGTTGAGAGT